AAGCGCGCCGAAAATGAACGTTTGCGGGCCGAAGCCGAGAAAGCGAGGCAAGAGGTCGACGAAAAAGCGCTAGAAATCGCCAGAATTGCCGCTGAGCGAGATAAAGCGGTTAGAGCTGAGCAAGAGGCCGCAAAAGCAAAAGAGAGCGATATGGCGGCTAGAATGGCGGAAATTGAAGCCGCCAAACAACAAGAAGAGCTTATTAAATCCGATCAGACGCGCAAGCAAAGAGCCAAAGATGAAATTATCGACGATTTATCAGAAATCTTATTCAGCGCTGATTTAGATGATCTCGACGAAGTTTTAGAGCTTATTTATCACTCTATCGAAAACGGATCCATTCGCAACGTTCGCATTGTAGATTAAAATAAAAAAGCGCCGGTGATCATGCCGGCGTTTTTCAATTCCAAAATCTGCTTACTGTTAACCAAGGTTGCGGAACAAGCCCGAGAAATTTGCATTTGTGTATCGCGTTTGCAAATGTGTCATTCTTAAATTGCTCTATGGTTTGGCTTTCGACCCACCACGGACCAAAAAAAAAATTACCATCATCTCGAACTACCGCCGGCTCAAGTTCAACGCGTAACGGAACGCTGGGGCCGTTCCTTTCACCTAAGAAAAATTGAAGATCTCGAAATGCGCAATTTGGCCGCAAGCGGTTGCTTTCACCCCAGATATAAAACCCCACTTTGGGGCCGACACGAAAAAGATTGTTTTGAATTGGCGGGGCTGTGATTATCTTTGTTAATGTCATCGGGGCCGCGGCTGGGGCAACGTAACCCTCGACTTTACCAATCCCAATTATCCATAAAGACAGCACGGTAATAATTAACCACCATTCCGGCTCGGATCGTCTAATTTTAAATCTCATGATTTACCCCTAGAAAAATAGCTTCTTATGAACGCGTCTATCGATTTACTGTCGAGTACGGTTAATTGACGCATAACGGCCTCACCTGTCAACGCTATAACACACCCAGCAGGCACTTTATAGGTTTCCGGTGCTAATTCGAGCCATGCTAAAACGGCGTCCGTTGAGATAGTCGCGGCGAAAATTGATGCTGATAACGTAAACAATACGTTTATAGCTGAGCGCCGTTCGGACGTTCTAACTTTAAAAATTGCTGCGAGAGTAACCGCAATCCAGAAATATAAATCATGGCCTAAAATCATCAGTCACTCTTTTCGGTTCCCGTTGCAATTAAATCATATTGCCTCTTTAACGTGTTATACCATTCGGCGCAACGCCCCCCCCTCGCGTTTGCAGAACCTAAAGCAATATCCGTTTTTATAACAGCAACGTCTAGTCTGTCACCCTGTGAAACACCAGATCGCACACGTTTACCGCATTCCGCCGGCTGATTAGGTAATCTTAACGCCTCATCTTGCCTTGCTTTTTCCTCGGCTGCGGCTTTAATTATGTCTTCACTTGTTTGACAACCGGTTAAGGATAGCGGGATCAACATTACAATTAGCATTAACAGCGTTGTTGCTTTCATATTCCTCTAGCTCCAATTTCGCGTTAGCTGCGATTTCATCAGCTTGCGCGGCGGATTTCTCGAACTGCTCTAAAAGCTTTTCGTTAACCTCGATTTTTGCATTCAATAACGCAATAGTTTGGTTTTGGGCTGCGATTACCGCCTCATCAGCCGCGTTACTCAATGCATCTTTAATCGCGCCCCGAACCTCGGAAAAATGATAAAGCGTTAAAGCGCCGGCAATTAATACAACAATTCCTAATTTGGTTTTAAAAAAGAAATTAGCCGCCCATTTGATAATCAACATCATCATTTTGCTTGCTCCAAGGTGATTGTGCTGATGTCCATTCCATACCATACGCGCCGAATAAAAAGGCGATCACCGGATAAAATGTAAATTCAATCAAGTCATACGGCTTTTCCATGTCATACCCGAAAACATCTAAAACAACGATAAAGACCGCCGCTATAAGCCATAAAAGCATTAAAAGCCAACCGGCCTCACGTTTTCCAGATCTGCCACCTATGACATATTTTTTTAAGGCGCTAATCATAATCTAGCCGCCTGAAAATGCATCGCGTCCTTGCCCCATAATCTGAGCGCCGGCAACCATCCATGTTTTTCCATGATATCTAAGAACGGCTTATATTCATCGCCGCAAAACAGGGCTTTAGGACATGAAACACGCAAGCCGTTCGGGGCTGCAAAAAAGTCGATTGCAATTCCATACGCATGCATAGACCAGCGCGACCCACCCCGCATCTTGCGCGGGTTATAAGCGCCGGCATATCGATCTATCCCCAATCGGCGCATTTCATCCATTCCGTAGTGCTCATGAACCTCGATTAATGCCGCCTCTAAATCGTCGGCAACGTCCTTATGAACTGTGATTTTGTTTGTTGATTGACGCAAATTGTAATCAATCCGTAGTTTAAATGGTAACTTGATAGTTTTTAAGCGCTTGCGAATTGTGCCGCTGTTTTTCCCAGCCGTACCATAAACGTTTTCAACGTCCCTTTGTCTAGGGCGCCGAATTGTTTTAGATGGCTCATAGCTCTTGCGCTCGGGGCGGTTTACGACTTCACGCTTGCCGTTTACGTTTTTGTATTCCCATGCGCGAAACGCTTCTAATGTGTTTACGCCGGCTTGACCATCAACGGATCCAGCCTCAAAACCCCAGACATTCAAACACGCTTGCGCGGCTGCAATGCCTCGACGCTTCCAGCCCCAGCGCTTCGCCTTTGGGTATTGATGCGCTTGTGTTCGTTCAATTACCTCAATCGCGTTTTGAGTGAGCGGGCCTAAATCATTATCAATGCCGCCGGCATAGTAACCGGTTTTTGAAAGAATACGTTGAATGTCTGAAATATTCATAATGGCGCTTTCTGTTTTTCAAATCTGGGGCCGAATAAACGAACTGCATTATACATTATAGCGGCGTCCCGCTTTGATACACCTAACACGAGCATAGCCTCTTTGAAAACTTTATGTGCATCTTTAGAGCTCATTATATGCCGGTTCTTGCACAAGTAATCGTGAACAACCGCCGCCTTTGCATATTCACCGAATGGCGGATAAAAGCCCCAGAAAGCCCGCGGGATCGATGCAAAGTCAGTTTTAAACCCAGCATCAACGGTAATATAAAATCTATCGCCGAATATATCAGTATAATAAACGAAAGGGGCTAAAACACTTGAAAGCGTTCGCCCCTCCTCTTTTTCCGCCAATATTCGAACATCTAACGGCGTAGTAAAACTAGACATATCATCAAGCCTACTTTCAAACTCCGATAATTTCGGCTTTGCGTTCGGCCGTCAAAATATTCGCGCCACTGTCAATAACAGCTTGCAAACCGGCATCTACTTTTGGATGATCTAGCCAAACCTCATCAGCCAATGCTTCACTTAACCATAATTGAATACGGGGCTCTTGATGCGCAAGCGTCATAATCCCGATTTTTTCATCATCAGTAAATCGGTCCATAAAATCGCGCGGCGGAACCGTTCTAGCCCTCATTGCCGCGTTTGCGTTGGATTGATCAACATATGGCGTAATTGTTACCGTGTCGGGATCGATGGCAATTGCGGCATTAATAGACGTCATATCGCGCGAACCAAAATCAAACCTATCTTTCATGTATGATAAATGAGCAATGTTCGCTTTCATCGCTTCTATTGGCTCACCTGCATCGACCTCACCAGCGATGATCGCATTGATAAGATCGACGCTATCTTGCATCGCGCTATAATGAATTGTTAACTCTTCATTTGTTGGGGTATCAGACATTTGCCTATCCTTTTAATGTTTTAATTTCTTTTTTGAGCTCATCAACTTGCTCCGATAGCTCTTGAATAGCTTTAGCCATGATCGGTATCAGGTTGCCATATTTAGCCTCATATCGATCTTCATTTTCAGTATGAACAAGATCTGTAATTTCATTATGGCCAGCCTCAAGCAAATCTTGAGCAATGAAACCAAGTCGCGTTTTGCCGTCCTTAATGTTCCCGTCTCGGGTCTCCCACTTATATTGGACAGGTCGAAGTTTATTAAGGAAATCCAAGCCAAACGGGTTTTCGATTACATCGGTTTTATCCCGCGCATCTGACAGCGAGGAAATGGATGTGTCATTGCATCGAATTGTAGTAATGCCCGCATCTCCAAGTGTGACTTCGTTAGACGCTGTGGCAGAACTTGGTTGAGCGTTATAACCTAAACTTAAATTATTATTTCCTGTTGTTATTGAGCTTCCGGCGTTATGACCAAACCCAGTGTTTTGACTTCCCGTTGTATTGGCATAAAGTGCTTGATAACCAGCGGCCGTATTGTTGTTTCCCGTTGTGTTAGAAAGTAGTGCTTGTTGACCTATTGCGGTGAGGCTAATACCCTCTGTATTACTAAACAATGCTGCATAGCCCATTGCGACATTTGCAAATCCGATTGTATTCGCATGGAGTGATTGATGACCAATCGCTACATTGCGGTAACCAGTCGTATTTGCTTCTAATGTCTCGTTACCATGCGCAACGTTTTGATAACCTGTCGTATTGTTTGCCGCCGATGCATAACCGACCGCAACGTTTGAATATCCCGTAGTATTGTCAACAAGCGCTGTATGGCCAACCGCCGTATTGTTACTACCTGTTGTATTATAATACATCGCCTGATAGCCAAGGGCAGTATTGTTATTGGCTGCTGTAGAAGAATAAAGAGCTTGTCGCCCAAATGCACTATTATTTATGCCTGTCGTGCTGGTGCGCAAAGTATCGCGGCCCATCGCCGTATTACTTGTACCTGTTGTATTATCTTTAAGAGACTGATAGCCGTAAGCCGAATTACTATCGCCAGAGGTATTGTTATACATTGCCTGATAGCCGACACTGACATTAGCCGCGCCTGTCGTATTGGAAACCATATTTTGATTACCAACAGAAACGTTGTTGCTCGCGGTCGTATTGTTTGAAAGCGCAATATAACCGATAGCCACATTACCGTTGCCTGTAGTACTGTCTTCTAATGCCTGATAGCCAATTGCAACGTTACGATAGCCTGTCGTATTTGATTCTAGGGCCTCATTGCCAACCGCAGTATTTTGATAGCCTGACGTGTTGTAATACATCGCGCCGAAGCCTACTGAAACGTTACTGTTACCCGTTGTATTGCTATATAGCGACCTATACCCTGTCGCAGTATTGCTAGCGCCTGATGTGTTGTCATACAGCGCCTGATAACCATTAGCAGCGTTGTTTGACCCCGTAGTATTGCTATAGAGCGTTAGATAACCAATCGCTGTGTTGCTGCCTCCTGTTGTATTGGCGTTTAGAGCGCGATAGCCGCTCGCGACATTATAATTCCCTGTCGTATTGGAGTACAGGGCGGAATATCCGCTAGCGGTGTTTCTAATGCCTGTAGTATTGCTATACAGTGATTGATAACCAAGCGCCGTGTTGTAATCCCCCGTATTCGACGCCAAAGCATCAGAACCCAAAGCAACCGACGTGCTTGTCGAAATTATATCAAGCGCGGCTTTTAATGCGTCAATTGTGGTGACGCCGGTTCCGCCGGCTGCGACGGGTCGCGCATCATTGAGATCTGCAACAACATCATCTAAAAACGCGTTGTAAGGCGCACTTTCAATCGTTGTGTTAGATGTGACTTTTGTTCCGGTTGGTAAAGAATAAACACCGCTTCCGTTTCTAGGCATTTAATAAACTCCTGTAATTAAGCGCCATTGCCCGCGGCAAGTGCTTTGTTAAATCGATCTCGTTCTGCTTCTAAAGCTTCCATTTCACGAGCAGCTAGAATTTTAAGAATGGCATTTTTGCGCGTCGGCCCTTTTGTTACCGTCGGCGCTTGCTTCTGCATTTCTTCATAAAGAGGGGATCGCTTGCGGACGTTTGCATCGACCTTTTTAAACGCGTTTTCCGTCATCTTGTTTGATGAGGATTTGAGCGCTCTACCAAGTAACGGCGGGGCAACAGCACCAATAATCCCGCCCATTGGCCCCGCGGCCATTGTGCCGGCTGTTGCGCCTAAAGCGGTTGATGATAAAGCCCCCAGCCCACCACCACCACCAAGATAATTTGATGCGTCGCGCGTTGCGTTTGCAGCTTTTGAGCCATGAACAACGCCCTCAAGCTCTTTAACCTCATCAGCATTGAACCCAGCAACTTTCTTTTTCTGGTCTAATGCGGACGCGATTTTTGAGCGTATTGTGTTGCCTATGTTTTGGCCTGAGTTTGCCGCGGCTGCGCGACGTTCCGCGCTGGTCTGCATTCCGCCAATGAGTTCCGAGCGCTTGCCCGCTGCATAATTTCCGTTTGCTTCTTCAAGCAACTTTGCTGCGATTGCCCGTCTTGGTCCCATACTTCCTGAGGGATCGGCAGGAATGCCGGCCTGATTTCCCGCGTCAAATTTTCCAGAACCGCGAATAAAATCGTCCAAATACTTTTGGGCATATATTCCCGCTGCTTGCTCTGACGGATCAGTAAACTTTTGGCCCAATTTTCCGAATGATTTGCGAGCTGCATGTAATCCGTTGATGTCGGCAATTGCGCCGGCCGGCGGGTTTGCCAAATCGTTGAGTTGTCGGAATGTGTTAGGCGCTGTGACATCATTGAAACCCTCTGAGTTCATTTTAATCATGGCTTCTTTGGCCATTTGTGCAACGTCAGCCGCGGGATATTCCGCGCCGGTTGCCCTCATAGCATCATAGCCGCTTTTGCCAGCTTCTTTCAATTGAATTGCTGTCGGGGCGTCGGGAACCTGTTTATAAGTATTTCGAGATTGGCCGGCTATCGCTTTATCCCCAGATCTAACCATAGGATTAGCACCTGAAAACACGCCAGCAAATTCCGACGCGCGCCCGATAACATCATCAGACGTGCGCCCCGTCATAGGGTCGTTAATTTGAACCTTGCCGCTCATCACGTCGGCCGGCAATTGAAACGCTCGCTTGATCGGGCCCAATAGTCCCGCATCACTGTCGAATTTTACTGAACCATCTTCATAGCGAGACATCGGCAAAATAGAACCAGAAAACACCGGCTGATTAACTGCCTCTTGCGGCAATTGCTGGATTTGCTCGGTCGATACATTTTCGCTAGAAACATAAGCCTCGATATCATCCGCCGGCGCGCCCTGCGAAATCATCTTTGCAACATTTCGTTTTACCCGTGCGATTTCTTTAACGTCCATGATCTATTCCAGTCCGTATTTGTCTTTTAGCGATTGATTGCTTGCGCCGTTGAGAGATGAACCTCGCGCCGCTTGCGATTTCAAGAATTGCTCATATGGGTTTGGCAACGCGCGAATTCGTTGCTCTGCCTCTTGCCATGTAATACCGCCATATTGAGGCGGACGTTGAGAAAGGGCCGCAATCTCGGCCGCTTTAACACGATGACCCATAACAGCCTCAAACGTTGCCGCGATCAAAGCGTTACCTTCCGGCGTGTTGCTCATGGCCGGCAAACTATCTAGGAACAATTGAACATCTTTATCCGATGATGAACCAGAACCAACTGGACGCATTTGAGGCGCTAAACGTGAGGTGATAGCTCTAAAGCTTTCCATTTCCCCTAATCCGTCGATTTCAATTCCCATCGCTTGCGCATAAGGTCCAAGCGCTAATTTAACTTGCGCACCTTTACCCGTACCGATAACGCGGCTTAAATCCGACAATTGGCGCAATTGACCGATTAACTCAGGCGCGGCGTTGCCAGACACGATGACGTCATTCATGCGCTTCGCTGCGAGCTTATCATTTTCCTCGATAAACTTGTTTGAATTGCTGTTAACATTAACCGTCGTATTTTGCGCGCCGGCCGCTTTAAGTGCTCGACGATATTCAAGAGGTCCGAGCGCCGGCTGTCCCAATCGATCCATTTCGCGCTTGTAATACTCGTATTCTTTTGAAGACGTGGCGAGATCTGGCTTGTTGCGCTCATACTCGAACTTTTCACGAGCCAGCTTGTCGGCTGGGCTCATGTAATTAGGATCGCCGGTTGCGAGCTCTTGTTGCATCTTTTTGATTTCAAGCTGTCGCAATGGGTCTGACTGTTGCAGTTCACGCTCTAACAACATTTGAATAGTGCTTCTTTGCCCATCGCTTAACCACGGGTTTTGTGAGGCTTCAATTAGCTCACGAATGCCGATCTGGTTATTTTGAGCAACTTGCACCGGTGCTTGTTGTTGCATCTGTTGAGGTGCTTGCGGCTGGGCTTGTTGTTGCTGCAACTGCGGATCAATACCACCCGAGCCGCCAACCGTCGGACGCTGTAACGTCGGGGCGGGAACTGGCGGATTTTGCGGCAAGGTAACGCGCGACCCCTGATTTTGAGTTGATGCGGGTATAGGCAAATTGTTAACGTCAGAAAGATTGACGCTTGAGCCTTTTGGGGCATAACCCATAGGTGACGGCGGGCTTTGCATCAGATCCGCCGCATCATTTGGATTTAAACTCGCAACTTGAACCGGTCCGTTTTGCAACATTTGGCGCGGGTCAACTTGATTAATGTTTTGAGGTTGGTTAACGGGCTGATCGCCAAACATAGCAAGCGCTTTTTCGCGATGGCCTGACATTTGGTTCATGACTTTATCGCGAACCGTACCGCGCGCACCGCCATTGTTTGCATCCGTGCGATTATACAAGCCAACCTCGCCGGCATTGATAGCCGAATAGATATCGAGTAAGCCCATACCCTCTTTTACGCCGTTATCGCGCAAGTATTTAACGATTGCGCCATCTGGTCCGAGCTGCGAACCTACCGGATTATTCCAATCAACGCCGTATTGCTTAGATTGCGGGACGCCGAACTGTATTAGGCCGCGATGCTGTCCCCATTGCGTCGTGGGGCCGGCCTTTGTTGGGTCAAATGTTCCCGCGGTTTCGTATGAAATGGCCGTTGCAAGATCCACCGGATCAACACCAAGTTCGTTTGCAGCTGCAAGAATGCCGCCTTTAATGTCTTTGCCATCCCATTGCGGGGCCGGATTGTCAAAGTTTTGAGCAATCGCTTGCGCCGGCGTTTCGGCTGGGGTTGGCACATTTTCCGGCAACATTGCCATCGCTGGGGCGATTTGCGGTGTTTGGGGCTGAATTAGCCCGTCTGGATCGCTCATATTTCCTTGAGGATTGCCGACATTAGGCGTAGGGGCCGGAATAGGTGCTGATGCACCGCTAGGCAGTAGAACGCCGTCACGCTCCGCAATACCCTGATACCATTGAGGTGATCGCCCCATATTGTGCGCGCTCTTATTGTGCATGAAGCGAGGCTCGAATTGTCCATCTCGCTTGCCTGTATCGACATGCAGCGTATCTGGCATGCTGTCATATGTGATAAACCGGCCCGCGCCGCGTTGTGTGAGCTCTTGAATTAGGCGCTGACGTGTTTTGTCATCCATACCGGCCATTGAAATATCCATAGCCTCGCCGGTGACATGCTTACTGCCATCACTTGAACCAATAGCCCGATTATATGCGAGCGGTCGATGTCCTGACGTTACGCCAATGTCGCGGCCCATTTCTTGACCAGCGCCGGCAACGACTTGAGATATTTTCTCGTCCTGCCCTTCACGCTGCCAATCTTTCGAATATTTGAGATTGCCGCCGCGATCCAATGCAGCCAAACCTTTGCCAGTGCTTTTCGGCTGGGAAACTTGTTTCGGCTCTAAACTTGCTACCTCGACGCGTTCGCCTTGCTTTTTATCCTGCAAAGCTTTTTTGATCTTCTGTTTTGATGAAACTTTGGGCTCAATGTCACTAGTCGGCGGATTGTCAGATTGAGTTTGCGATGCGGCCGGCTGCGAAAATGCTCGATCCATGATGTCGTTATAAACTTTTGCACCGCTTGCCTTTCCTGCTTTTTCCGCTTTATTTGCTCGACGCGCACGAATGCCCATTGCAAGCCCCGTTAGAGCATGCCCGATCCCCTCGCCAACATTTTGCGCGCTTCCGAAATTGGGAGACATAGCCTCGATCATGGCCCGCTGACGTTCTAGCTCTTGAGGTGTTTGAGCTTCCGCATTGCCACCGAAAATATAAGACTTAATAAGATTGCGAGACATTTATGCACCCTCTTTTTTTCGGCCTCGAATTGCTTCTGCATAGTTAACCATGAGCAATCCGGTTTCTGGATCTTGTGCAACGGCTTGCGGTTTCTTCTTAGCAACCTCTTGCGCCATCATACCAATTTCAGTTTGATCACTGCCTTTTTTGTTGTAGGCAAAAATTCCCAAACCGTCTTTGGTTTCACCAATTTTGGTTTTATTCTCTTTTATCCGTTCATCAGACAAAGCGAATAAGCCGCCAATACCGGAAATTACCGACCCAATACCCGCGGCGTTTTGCGCGGCATTAGCGGCTAACTGTTGATCATAATTCGCAATAATGCCGGCGTTGTCCGTTGTCGGCACGCTATCAACATTAAAGCCCGTCATGAAATTAGGTTGTGAAACTTGACCGCCTGACAATAGTGCGCCGATCTGGTTAATTCGCTGATTGTCTTCTGTCAAAAGCTCTTGAGATGCTTGCCCGCGGCCCTGCAATAATAGCTGGTTATAAGCATCGGTTTGGCTTTGGTTAAATGTCTCCATTTCCCGAGCGTATGCGTCGGAACCGGCCTTAATGCCTTGATTGGCCAAGCGGTTGCGCAAATCTTCTTCTCGACGCTCAAACATCGGGTCCAATCGCTTAGAGCCCAAATCGAAAAGCCGGCTTTCTACTTCTTCATTCCCTAAAGAAAAATTGCCGGTGAGCTGGTCGCCGATAGTGTCGGATAAATTATTTCCCAGCGTCGCAAGGTTTAAACTTGCCGCGTCTTGCTGGTCTTTAATCGCTTGCTGCTCATCCGAAAGGGTTTGCGTTAGCGTAAATGTTGGGACGTCATAACTTTCGCCGGTATAGTCATCGGTCCATGAATACGAGCCTGTTTGCTCATATGTTTTTGTACCGTCGGCGGTTATTTCATTTGTGTTTGTCAAAAACGCATTTGCAATCGCCGTGCTGACATTAGAGCCCGTTTGAGCTGCACTTGTCTCTTGCGGCGGCGTTGGATCTGGGGCTTTTTTTCCCATTTTCTAAACCTTATCGTATTCGTTGTTTTGTAAGTGATAGCGGTTTGAGCGCCAAACGTCGTCATATAAGACATATAAAGCTTCATCTTGATCTCTACCGCGCAAACGCGGGATTACATGACAATCAAAGCCATAAGAGGTTAAAATGCGTTTCAACCTTGTATCCTTAGGTGATACCCGCATAACGACGGCTTGGCAAGATAGCTCGTTAAACGGATAACTAAACATTTTCCACAATATCGGACGGGTTAGCCATCTCGGGGTAACCGCGGCGCCTGAAATTTGAATAACACCAGCATCCTTGTCATAGTCATAATATAGCATGCCCGCGACGAGCTCTTGTCCTTTTAGGACCGCCATCGCCGTGCCATTCCCAAAGTCTTTCTTGAAGCCGTAAATCTGATGCGCCACCCAATCGGATAATTGCGCATATTCAACAGGATTTGTTTTCCAGTTTAGGAAATGCGGCGTCATGGAACAAAACTCCCGCCGGTATATGTTAGTAGATACGAGACGAGTTGAACGTTTGGCGTGGGCGTTGTCCCGAATGTAATCTGGATCTGGGGTAAAACAGTTTCGCCGGTTCGCCCGATTGAAACCATGCGAGTGTTTTTAACCTCTTGAACCGATCCGCCGTCCCATGTCGCAACGTCCCACAGGCCGCTATCCCATTGTGAGGATGAGTAATCAGCGACCGCACTTGGAGCCGCGGGAAAATCATATTGATAATCGACGCCGGCGGATATTTGCGGCGTGAATGGATGAGTTGCTAAGAACATCGCGCGCGCTTGTTGGAATGTTTTAGTAAATCCAATAGAACCGCAATGATCGGGATTTGCTGCATATTTTGCCGTGTATGGGGTTCCTGCATCAGACCCGCCGCTTTCCATGAGATACACGCAAGCGTCATTAGACCCGAAATAACCAAGGCCATCATATAATCCGGTGCACCTCACATCCCATTGATCGAACTTTGCCCACGCGCCTGTCTCTAAATTGAAAGCAAAACATTGAGCCGGTATATCGTCGGAAATTCGAGGCTGAGAAACAATCCCCATACTCTTTGATGAGATCTTTAAAACTTCCCACGGTAACGTTTGACGCTTTGCAACTTGAGCCTCCCATTCTGGTTCGATCGGCGCGGAAATAGCCGCCATGCTCAAAGCTGCATAATCTTTACCCAGCCGAATAGCAGCTGATAAAGGAACTAGCCCTTGCTCCGTGCAAATAAGCAAATCACCACCGGCGCGCATAACGCAATTTTTACCAAGCGGCCGGCCGATGCGGTAAACGTTATCTAATACCCATGTTGACGCGCTTGCGGGGTTCGTTCCTGAATAAACGGCAACTTCCCCCTCGCTTGTGACAAATACGCATTTATCGCTCAAGCCGTCCCCTGCTCCAAGTGACCATGAACCACCAAAAACAAGATACCCGCCGCGCTTAACTATACCAGATAAGGAAAACTGGTTTGCAGCTCCCCCGATGCTATCCGTAGGCAAATACCAAGCGTCAAGCGTTCCGCTTTCAACGAAAAATAGGCGGCTTGCATAAGACCACGTTTGCGACAATAAACGCGGGTCAACTCCCGTTATTGCAATTGTTGAAACTGTTGTTACTTGAGCCCAACTTGAGCCATCAAACACATATGGATAATCCGCACTGTCATCGTTGCAAATATACAAATATTCGCCGCCGGCCGTTCCGAATTGTTGCGCTGAATAATAGCCATCAGATTGCCCGATAATCGCTGCGGTTGGTATTGTGTCTGCATCCGCGGGGGATGTAATATCGTAAACTTTTGTTTCCGTCGCGGCGAAAAACGTCTCTGTCGCACCGTTCTTATAAGTCCACATAGATAAAACTTTATCGTCGAGTGTTGCGTGCTTAAAAGATCCACCGCGAACGCGAATACCTTGCGTTGTTGGAAACCAGTTATCAAGCACACGAGCCGATGCGCCGCCCACCGTTGCCAAGTTTTCATTTAGCACCCAGCCGCGAATTGGCGCGGGAAACGTTTTAGGCTTTGCCTTGCGTTGAGCGCTTGATGCTACCGGTTGTCTAAATGCTGCATGTCTCATGATACGGTTATACTTTTCGGATAAGCTGTTTTAACGCCATTGCTTCGACCGCGACGGCCGACAACAAGATCTCGTGAGCCGCCATCTCTTGCAACTAGTCGTTCGAGCAAAAACTCATAATCCATCATTGGCTCGGCGTAGGATTGACCTTTACTTTCTTTCCATGCCCAAATGCATGCAAGCTTGAGCAACTGCTCATCAAGTCTAAATTCGTCCGTGTCGGCCGTGAATGCTGCTTTTGCAGTTCCGCCGCTATCTTTCGCGAACTTGTTGGAAATATAATAATACTTAGCTGTAACGCCGGTTGCGAGCGCCGGCTTGATGTGAAGCTGACCGCCGTAAAGGGTCCAAGCGTTAACAACAAAATCAAAAGATTGAATGTCGAGCCCTAACCAATCATCAACGCTGATAATGTGGCTTAGTGGCGTCTCAAGAGATGATGACCAGACTTTAGCATCGTTAATCATTCGATCATAATCGGCGGGCATATCGTGATCTTCTGTCGATCCATCGCCGGTGATTGTTTCGAGTGTCATCAATAAACGCCAGTCATGACCGCGCATAATCCGCTCGCCCATTTCGTTCATAATTTCGAACAATTCGACGATTTCGCGATTTGTATTACTTGCCACCGTTTCAGGAACGGCAACACCAATCTTTTTCGCAACGGCTTGTGCAACGGTCAAAACTGACATTTTACTTTTTCCTTAACTAGAAAAACTACGCGGCTTCTTCTTGTAGCTTTTTGTTATGTTCATGCGCGGCTTTTTGCGCACGTTCCAATGACCATCGAGCATCGTATTTGCCGCCCTGCTCCTCAAGCCATGTTGCGATAGTGTCTTTATCCCAATCCGCGAACGGGTTCTCATCATCGTCATCATCATCGACCGCAACAGCGTCGGCCAACTGAGCTTCATTGCCGTCCATCTGAGCCTCAAGAGCTGCCAAACGTGCTTTTAGGGCTTCGTTTTCTTGCTCAAGTTCGGCGGATCCAGCTTTGGAAACTTGCTTTTCCAGATATTCAACAGCTTGATTTTTCAGATCTCGGGATTTCATGCCAAGCTTTGTTAATGCTGAGCCGTCCATATCTGCGAGTGCTTCAACTGTATGGATATTAGCCGCTTTCAATGTCGCTTCTTTTGCTGATGTAAGCATAGGCAAATTGCCGATTGGCGTTCCTTCAATAACCGCATCTTGTCCGCGTTTAAATGCTTCATACGGGCCGGCATGCAATTCAGCATAAGTCAAACGCTCATTGTCTGGGCCGAATACTGATGATTGATCATGCGCCGGCGCGACGAAAACCGATTTTGTGTCGCCCGCGATACGAATGCGCACTTTCTCGACGTCATCAAAAATCTTTGTTCCCGCTTCTGCGGATTTGCGTTTGTTGTGCTTTTTATCGATGAAAAAATCAACGACGAGATGTCCGAAATTACGTTCCATTTTGTTTATTTTCCTGTCTGAGAGTGTTGCAAAAAAGCGGCCATTATAGCCGCTTAGATGTTTGGTTAAGGATTAAGCGCTAGCGCCATCATCCGAGAAAGGCCGCTCAATAGCGAACGTTGCGAAACCGCTTGACGGTGTGCCTAGTGCTGATGTGCTTTTAGCACGTTTCACACGATCACCCGAGACGGCTGCATCATCAATGCTGCCCGCGGTTGCTGTAGCGTATACCAGTGCATCATCAGCGTAACTTGCAAGAGCTTTGCCAACTGCTTCACCTGAGATCTGATACCAGCCATATTCGCCGGCAACGCTTGCCGACATAGCAACAGCAACAGGGCCGCTTGCATTAGCTGCGAGCAATGTTGTTGAATAATCAGCCGCATCATAGGTAACCCATGAACCAACCGCTGTACTTGCAACGCCTTTTAGATAGATAAATTCGCCGACGCCATATGTCGGATCCTTTGCCTTAACAATAAGACCCAGCTCGGCCTTTGCTGTGCTTGAGTTTTCGTCGATGGCTTGGCCGATCAGCGTATTTTCTGCGATAGTAAACATTTTAAATTTCCCGTTTTCTATAACTTGGAATGAACCGGCGCTTATGTGTTGCGCCGGCGATTGTTTTAAAAACGATAGATAATTGGCTTATGAGGCCGGTGTACTATCGAAAAGCTTACCCGTGTGAAGCGGGTTGTTAAGCGTCAAGTTACCGTAGAAACCAATGTGCTGCACAATGGCGTCTTGGTTAACCGGTGCTTGTTTGCCGCCGAACTTAACAAAGTTACGATCTGGGTGATAACGGAAACGCAAAGCATCCGTATCAATGAAGTAACTTGTGTTTGCCGGCATTGCAGAACCGATACCACCTTCAAGCACAACGTCAACAGACTTACCAGAACCGTAGTATTTAAGGTTTGTGAAGCCTAGTTTACCAAGTTCATTTTCGTCTTGAATGCGTTGAATTGCGGTCGTTGCGGCCGTGTAAGCAATATAGTGCTCTTTAGAACACGCAATAACTGACGGGCCTTTTTTGCCGCGGCTAAGATCAATCATGACATTATCAAAGATCGTCTTAACGCTTGATGAATTCACCTGAGTAATACCGGTAAAGTCTGAGTGAGCATCGAATGCGCTTGTACGCCAAATCGCATTATCAGCACGAGAAATACCGCCATAAGTGCCGGTTGTTGGATCTGTTGGAATTGCCATCGCAAGACCGCCGATCTGGTTGCTTTCTGTGCCATCACTGTGCAAATCTTCGGTGAAGCGGTCCAATAGTTCTTGTTCCGCTGCCGTAATATGCTCTTCCATGATGTCTTTAAGCTGATTACGTCCTGAGTTTTTCAAGATGTCTTCACCTGAAAGAGTAACGGAAACAGCCGCAAGTTTCGGCGTAAATTCCGCATCATTGAATAGCTCGGCCGGCGTTGGGTTCAAGTATTGATAACCAGCGTAGCGAGTATATGAACCGCTTTCATTGTAAAGAAGACGTTCGCGGATTGTTGGACCCGAGAAAGTTTTCATTTGCTTCTTTTTCTTCATCAAATACAAAATTGCATTCGAGTTAGAAACTAGATCCGCATAACCTTGTGAGCGGTCTTCTAGTGCAAGAGAAAACGCCTCTTGCAATCGTTCGTTTGAGTTCAAAGCCATTGCTCTTAATCCCTATTGCTTTTTAAATTGTCGCTAGATACCGATTTTCGCGAATGCATCGTCGATAGCTGAGCGTGCGGTTTCAGATTTTTTACGCGTTTTAGGGTTTGAGCCTCGCGCCGGTGAACCTGATAAAGAATATTGTTTGCGGGTCTGCTCCGCCTGTGGGCTAGGCTCTTGCTCGTCAGTATCGTTACCAGCTGGGGCGGGGTTGAGCCGATCCGCCATCTCGTAAGCTTCTGCAAGCGTGTTCGCCTTGTTCATTTCGAGAATTAACGCGATGTCTTCTGACAGCTCGTTAAATCTCGGGTTTTGCGCGGCGAAATCATCAATTGATTTATTCAACTGCGCTTCATGGTCATTTTTAATCGAGGTTGTAACACCTGTCAATTGACCCTTTAATTCTTGGATTTCGTTTTGAAGCCCGCGAATAACTGCATCTTGCTGCGATGATGTAGCATCGGCCGGCTGATTTAGCACATGGGCCGCAACATCTTTTAGCGAGACGTTTGCATTTTTGCAGATCTCGTTTAGACCGCCCACCAAATCGCGACTTAACATCTGATCGATATCAACATACTTTTGCATTTGATCGGCTAAATCGACGTTATTATCCTTTGCAAGCTTTTCGAATGGCTCAATGCCTTTAAAGCGTTCCTGATAGTTTGTTATGCCATTTTCGAGCTCTTTAACAGCGCGATCGATCTCAGCTCGCACCGGTAAAGGTGCATCCATCCAAGCTTTTTTTGCATCACCTGAGAAACGAGAGGGCGGCGAAACGAAAGCCTCTTTATCATCTGCTTTCTTGCCGTCTTTATCGCCGTCGGCCTTATCATCGGCCTTTACTTTGTCAGCTTCTTTTGATTTGTCCGCGGCGTCATCATCTGTTTTTTTGGATTTCTCGACGTCATCGGCTGGGGTTTTAGCCTTTTGCTCTTTTCCGTCTTTGCCGGCGTCATCGTCATCGTTATCAGCCAAATCAACAGCATCAAAAGCGCGATCAATAGCGTTTCGACTTGTTGGCTCGGCCTCGGCCGGTGCTGGGGCATCGTTACCGCCGCTTTCCGGTGTTTCGATTGTTTCCGGTGCTGGGTCGTTTGAGAAATCGTCTTCAATAGTCATGTGTTTTACCTTCTGAGGGATTGCAATTATGCGCCAAAGCCGGCGCGGGATAGTGCTTTATCAACCGTTTCGGATATTTGCTTACGATCCGGTTTGATTTTTGGGGCGGGCTTTGGATCGATAACGCTGCTATCGTTTCCAACTTCCACAACGCCGGCTTGTTTGTATGTTGCGCGTAACGCCGCCTTACTATCATACATTTGCCCGTCAAGCTGGCTTTGAACGGGTTCCATGGTGTCTGTGATAAATTGAGGGGTCGGCAAATCAGAGGCCGAATGAGCGCGCCTCGGGAAACACTCAACCGGCCATTCATCAATCTTGTGCCATTCTTTGCACGATCTGCAAAATCTTTCTGTCGCCATTACATTAGTCCGTTGCGTTGCGTGATTGCGTCTATTTTTTCAGATAAAGCCGCGACCTGAGAAAGAACCATTTCAAGCGCTTCGTTATTCTGCCCACCATATTGAGCGCGAATTTCTTCAAGCTCGATGTCTGCCCGCAATAGCTTTTCATCGGCTTCTTTTTCCTTAATGTCGAGCTCACGCTTTTTCAGGTCCGCATCAGCTTTTGCTTTCCCAGCATCTATGGATAGCTCTTTATTTTTCAGATCCATTTCAGCTTTTGCTTTCTGAGCTTCCATTTTAGCTTTTTCGGCTTGCGGGTCTTTTTCAGGCTGGGCCGCTTTTTGCTTCATGCCTTCAATAAGCTCATCGATAGCCGCATCAAGTTCACGGCCGGCACGGAATGGCGCCAATGCGAATTTAAGCACTTGCCCCGCGAAATCGGCTGTTTTTGGCTCCGCGCTAATCATAGGCGCTAATTGCCCTAGTGCTTGCGCCAACATGCCCATAAATTCTGTGGTGCGCTGTTTAGCCATGTTCTCGTCCGGCTGAATTGTGCTGTTTGTCTCGATATCCAGCACAAATGGGCGGATTTTCTCGCTCGATAAGAATTGCACCACTTGCTCAAATGTAATTTGCTTTTGCATCTCTTGAAACTGAGATTGTGCTTGCTGCATTTTTTGCTGAGCCTGTTTAACAAGCTGCTCAACCTTTTTAGGGTTTTGCTCGGCTTGCTGCATGAGCTCGGGGTTTTGAGACGCTTGAGCAACAACAGTTTTAAACTCAATTTGCATCTTTTGGATATTGGCTTGCATCTCTTGCAATTTCTGCATTTTTTGAGCTTCACGCGGTATTTCATCATATTGAGAAAGCATCGCTAATTCTTCAACTGTGAAGTTTTCCGCTAAGATCTCGCCGGCGATGCGGGATAAGTCACGAGAGATGCGAATTAACTCCTCCTGCTTTTCCTTTACCCGAACCGAACCATATTGCGATTTCATTTGCTGAGCGCCTAATGTCTCATTCGCATTTGTGGAACCGCGCATAATGTCAGAAATGCCGGTAATCTGATAAACATCGTCGATCACCTGTTTACGCAATGCCACGAGCTGCACAACAACGGCCGCAACTTTATCAACTGGCATCCATGTTATTGCTTTATCCATGCCAGAACCACCAAGGGCCGCGACATTAGGGACAGGGACCAGCATAGCACCGTCTTCTGTCGATTGCATAGCTTTCTCGACGGCGGTTCCAATATCTTCATTACCAGCGCTATAGAAGCCCTTCATACGCAAGGCTTCCGAAAGCTTGGAAATCCGCGCCGTATATTCGTTAATCTCTTCAAGCTGATCTTTTACGAATACGAAATCTGGGACCGGAATTAGTGTGCGAGGCATCACCGATGAGTAAGCCGGCCGCGGGCATGGGAAAAAGCCTTCAAGATTAAATTCAGGTTCCATGATATCAAGAACTTCTTTCGTGTCGGGACTAACCCAAACAACGAGTTTTAGCTCTTTATGCCATAGCTCCCAAACCTCGGCCTTTTCTTCACCTTGCTTTTCATCATCGGCGGAACCGTTGGAATTTGCTACATATGTAGCTTGATTTACGGCGTCGAGCGCTTTAGGGAAACGTTCTTGCAAATCCTCTTTTGTCTCGTATGTGCGACGGGCTACCCAATCAACCTCTTTCCAGTCTCGGGCAACTGCATGGCGGAAATCTTCACGATCAACGTTCACAAAACACAAATATTGATTATCGTCGCGCTGTTTGCGAACTACCCACGGCGTTCCGCGGCCGTTTAGAGCCAACGCATCACGAACGGATTTCATCGTTAAATAGATATCATCCATTTCAAACGTAGCAATAAGGCTGCGTTCTAATATTTCCGCGCCATGACGTTTAATCGGTTTGCGATCTTTAAAACGAGCCGCAACAACGGGAACCGGCGGACGAGCAAGAATTGAGGGTTTCATGACTTCCATATTTGCCCAAAACATTTGCATTTCGCGATCTCGGCCGTCGCTGCCTAATCGCTCTAAATCAGCGTATTGCTTTTCGATGTTGGTGCATTTCTCTTGCCATGGTTGGAAAGTCTTTTCGCTTTCCTCAAGCATCTCAAGCCATTTGCCGGCGTCGCGATATTCTTCTAATAGGTCTACTGCGGCGGCTTCTTCTAGCACTTCATTTTCGTCTATCGTTTCCATGATTAAACCTTAATACGTGTTTTCGTTTGAGGGATTGGCGGGCCTTCTAAAACGACGTTGCCGCGCGGGGTTGGTTTCTGTTTTTCGGCTGGGGCGCTCGGGGCGGATCTCCAAGCCAAACTTAAATATCTAAATGCATCGGATAAGTGAGATGTCCAATCATGCACCTCGCTAGCTTTAAACGTCTTGCGCGCGTCATCCCATTCCCTGCGATATTGCTCAAGTGCTGAAATCCCAATTTCTTCGCAACGGCGATCAAATACGCAATACGGCAAGGTACGACGAACGGCATTAATTCCGTCAAGCTTTGAAGCCATTGGAACTACTTGTGGATTTAAGCCAAACTTTCGCATGGTTTCTAGCCTTGTTCTACCCGTTCCCCATTCCTTTACTTTGGCGTCGTGCGGAACGTAATCTATGCCGTCGCCCCAATTTCGCTTATATATCTGTTCTGCGAAATATTCAACGTCACCACCCGAGGCGCTTAAACAGTCTAAAATATAGATCTGATTACCGTAAACTTGAAACCACCAAATACTTGTATCGTCTCTAACTCCGATATCCCATGCGCGATGCACCGGAACATTGGGCCGCGGAACAATTGAGCGAATGCGCTTTTCTGCCCGAACCTTAATCATTTCTTTAGCATAGAACGCCCCGAGAATAGCCGCATTGAATGAGCAAAGATATTCTTGATCGAATTGCGCGCGGCCTAAATCCTCGCCATAAATAGCGATGTATTCTTGCAAACTTTCGTCTAATTGATCTGGGGATAACGCGCCGGTATGATGAACGCTGCTAACTTCTGCGAACCATCGGGGCGATTTTACCGCCATATCATACATGGTTTTTGCGTGATTGCGTCCGCGTGGCGTGGTGATAAAAAGTGCGGTTCCGTTGTTTTCCTCAAGCATCGGCCGGTGATATGCCCACGCCGACGGATTAGCGAGCGCCCACTCTGAATAGGTAATCCAAACAGGACCAGCGCCGACGGTGCTGTCATATCTATCAGATCCAATCATCTGCCAAGTTGAGCCAGACTTGAACTTAATAAACATTTCGGTTTCGTTGGTGCTTTCCCGCGTCTCCAATGGAAACATTTCATCTATACGGCGTTTACCGGTGTGAGCGTTTACCGCGGTCCATAGCGCTTTACGGGCTTGCGCATATTCGGGCATGCAATGCCAGTAAGTTCCGACGCGGCCATTTGGAATATCATTTGGAAAGTTAGCGCACTTAAAAGCCGCATCGAGCGCGATCTCATCTTTACCCCATCGGCGATGCGCGATTTCTATCGCTCTTGCACCCTGCACATTGAGCAAAGTTTCATGCAGCTCTTTTTGATACCATCGAACGTTCGCTATGCGCTCGACAACATCACTCATCAGGCTTTGGCTCGTAGTTTGTTTTATAAACGAACGTAACCGGATTATCACTATCGCCGGCGATCTGCATCGGTAATATTTTACCTAAAAGCGTCATGAATGCTTTGGGGTTTTGCTTGGCCTGCTTTTCGAGATATGCAACTAAACCTTTGTCTGGATCCAATTCGTTCCCGACGTTTTCGGCTGCGAGCAATATCGCATCTTTTAACAGCGCTGTTGTCTTGTTTGGCGTCCCTTTAGTGCGTCCGCCTGTTTTTTGACCTTTTGCCATATCTTATCTACTTCCGCCTATTTTAGACGGCTCCTTGTCGGTTTGAGCGACTACTTGTCAGATAAAGATATATGATGAACGGCTGAGAAAATCAAACGTGTTGTTTACGATCTGTAAAGCTCTTCAATGTTCTCAGTTATTATTTTGTCTAGTTCGGCATCGCGCGGCAATTGAGCATCTAATAGCGCTTTAAAATGGCCTGAAATTGTCGTTTTTCCCTCGCAAAGCAAAACTATTGACACGAGACTTTCCTTTGTGATTTCGTTTATGCCGATGCACTCCGCAAACTCTCTATGTTCTGGCGGCGTATCAATAAAATCAACAGAAACCTCGACGCGGTCATCTGGGTTGCATTTTTTTAGCTTTTCAATCAATTCAGAAACCTTCATGATAATTCCCTCCCTTTAAATTTAATACAAAGCCCAATAAGCCGCTTGTTGCGCGTCTTCTGGTTTAATCTCACCTTTAGCAATCTTAATCAAAACCTCATTTGCGCGATCATCCATTTCTCGCTGGGTACGGTGTTCTGAGCTGATCATAAGAGACAAGCAAACAAAAAACTCCGCTATACAAATCGCGGCGTCTGTAAACCAATCTAAAACTGCTTCTTTTACTGCCATCTGATTAATTCTCCTTTTTGCTGCATTTTGGACATGTAGCATAATTATTGCGATGAAAGATCCACCCCAATTTACGCCCCTGTTTTTTGCAATCCTGTTTTGATTTGCCGATTAGTTCAACCGGAAACTCGTTATAAGAATGATTGACGCTGTTTACATTCTGGCAATACAAATGCATCGAATAACAGCCGATAACAGGGCTAAAAACCTCGGCCCCTTCGTCTACATGTGGTCCGAAATCATCTTGCGTCATCTTTTTTCTCTGTGTTTATGCGGCATTCTGCCAACTATTACCCCAAATATGTAAGGCGCTAAAAATGCGGGTAACGGTACGTTGTCGAAAACCCAAGCGGCAATTTTACCTCTCATCATATCACCTCTTGTTTAAAAATCCCGCAATCAACTCGCCGAACTGGTCACCTCTATTTTTAGAGCTGAAACTTAATAAGCTTTGCTTTCCGCCGGCTGGGTGATTAATCCCGATATATTGCGTTTCTGGTTCATATGAAAAAGACCAGCCATCGCTTAGCAATTCCTTTAACGTTTTATCTAGCGGCGGTTTTTGAGCTATAACGATAGTGTTGCTACCAATAAGCGCCGACGTGTGCTCGTTTATTGTTATATGCTCGCCGCGGTTTGTTTTTATAACGGTCCCGCTTGGCACTTTTTGAAAAGATATTCCGCTAATCTTCATCATGTCACCTCAATTTGACCAGCACGGATAAGCTCTAATCAAGCTATCATGGATTAACGAAAGAGCCGGCTTGTGCCATTCCTCGGGATATTCCCGCAAGTGCTTGACAACAATTCGATGTAATGTCCCGTTTTTTATGTCATCAGGAATACATGAGCCTATTAATTTATTCGCCTTTTCTCGCATTTCATTAGGGTCGACCGCCCCGCTTTTGAAGGCGGCGCTATCAGCACCCCAGCGCAAGCCATCTATAGCCCCAACGACGTAAAGCAAACAAAATGGATTAGGCTTTTCTGACAAGCAAGTATTTGCGAGCGTCTCCCCTGTAATCATCGCTTTTGCTGGGAATGAGATAGCCGAAACCACCCCGATAATTGCAATTATTTTTGTTAATTTGAACATATCAACCCCTTTCTGATTTCGTTTTCATAAAAATTCTGCACTATCATTTTTGCTGATTTTGCAGACTTTGCGGCCCCGAGAAAATTGCTTGCGTATTCAACCGCTTGATGGTGAGTGTGAAATAAATTATCTCCATCTCCTATGTTTTGGACCCAAAATTCCTGATCGAAAATACCCATTGCGCGATAAGTAATTAACCCGCTATCTGACTTTTTTTCTTGCCATTCTAGCTCTTTAATTTCTGCGACCCGCTGAGATGATAACGCCTTTTCTGCCTCGGCTCTATAAAGCTGCCATCGAGGGGAATAAACCGCGACCATTGGAACGCCTTCCGAATATTTAAGGCGCTCTTTTTCTGTGAGCGTGTCAAGAACACCGTGAGCGACAATTTCATTCGGGTCTAAGCCCATGTTTTTGCACATGCGTCTTGCCATCTTTTCAATTTGAACATCGCTCATGTCTTGCCTACTAGTCTTCATTTTTCAGCCTCTTTATTTTGGGCGTGATATCTTTCATTGATGGCTCTTTAGCCTCATTAATATTGACGCCCATAGCCGAATACATCATTGCATCGAGCTGATGAGACATTTCGGCTGCAATTTCTTTCGACTTTTTTTGCATGTCTGGCGTTACAATATCGGGCATCTTTACCGAAAAAGAATGCTCATGAATAAACCCGTCGACGATTACAGTTTTCTTTTCTTTATCGCTCATGGTTTGCCCGCCAATCCGCAAAAGCCTTTGTTTGATTGTTTAACCCTTATTTCTGGGTATGGCTCAACATGCGGCAAAGCATGCCCCGAGAAAAAGTGTGATTTATTTATGGGGTCTTCCGGTTCAATTTTAACTTGCTCCGCAACATACTCGACCATCACCCAGCGCCATTGCGAGCATTTAGAAGCAATACAAGTATTCCAAACATCTTCTGGGACATTGCCAATTCTTTTAGGGCCAGTGCAATTAGCCGCCGCCTCTTGATCGTTTGAATGCCTTACATGCGGACACCATAACTTTGCGGCTTCTTCTTCTGTGTGCATTTTACCCCCCTATAGGATTGATTATATAAACGGCGACATGCTTGTGACGGCCGTCATCTGTTTTTTTGTAAATATCATGCATGATCATCAACCTTTAACCCTGCTAATTCCAGCCAGAAAATAACACCTTTTTCAGCCGCCAACTTTGCAAGCTCTTTTGTTGGATGCGATTTTTTTGTTAATCTAACACCTGAAAGCTTTAGGCCAACTTTCCAAACTGTGTCGCTTCCCCTTGGTTCAAAAGGCGTATTATCCCAAACCTCGGCAACTATAACCCTGCCAAGTTTTAAAACACTTCCTTCCCATTTCATAACATTCCCCAATCTGCGGGTTTTTTGTCCCAATTCTCCAAGACTTTACAAGCGATAGGATTAGGCGGACGCGAACTTTTAACATAGCTGGGCATTTCCCAGCGGCGAATAACAAGCGATGAGCTCATGCCGAGGATTTCGGCGAGCTGGGATTGCGTTAACCCCAGCGCTTCACGTTTTGCTTTGAATTGTTCCGGCGTCATTTGCGATACCCTTTACTAGATGATTTGCCATTAATTAGCTCCGTTTAAAGCGCAATTGCTTGCGCCAAATGTTTAAAATAGTCCGAAACGTCACCATTTCGAAAGTCTATTGCAATAAGCATTTTTTTGATTTGATTTTGTTCGTCGGATCCGCATTGATTTAGAATTGTATCAGTCACAATTTGCAGCGGCATAACGTTTAGACCGCTAGGGCCTTCAACCTCGATCACCTCATCAAGGTTAACGTTTTTCTCTGAAATGAATGTTGTGAACCATGTTTTAAAAGTCATAATATTTACCCTTGTTTGGTGAGCTTCATTGCTCTTTTGATAAATTCAATTTAGTGCCATCGGCCCTAATTGTCAACATCTATTTTAAAAGAAAATGCTAAATCGTTATCCGGTGATAAGACGAGGAAATCACCGCCGGTTTGAGCGTATGGCTTGCCGCGAATATATGCCTCAAGATCTTCGCGCTTCATATTTTTATAGCCGTTAAACCAATCGACGTTTAAAAATTCGACCGGTTGCCCGCCGTTGAAACAATAACCCGCATAAAGGCTTTCTGGCAGTTTATACACATGCACCATTGTCCCGTTTGGAGTGTTGAGGTTTTGCATAATAAATCCCTGTTATTTCAGTTTACATTAATCGCATAAACCTGCACCGGATCGCTTCCGAAATGCGGGTGCGTGATTGTTGTTTTTTCAAACCCATTCCAAGGCCGTGTTATGCGGCGTTCTTGGTCGTCTCGTTTTGGATAGCCTTTAGTCAAAATAATCTGATCATATTCACGGCCTTCAAGACGCTTTGCCCAATACTCATTTTGTAGGCGAAACTCATATAATTTTTCGCCTGATTTGATCTGGTCAAAGTATTCAGATTTGAGAGGCAGGGTGAGCGTTCGCATAGTCTTTCCCTATTATTGCGGTAAAGGTGAGTGTTTAGGCTTGGCGGCTTGCTTTGCTCTAATTTGATCAACCTTTGTCCAAATTCTTTTCAGTTCTTTTTCGCCCGCATCTTCCATAGACTGCTCGTTTGCATAACAAAGCGCAGCAAGGGTAACCATAACGCCGCCAACCGCCGCCATGAAAATAACGACAAAACGCATGCTTATCGCCCTTGCAAATCCTGCCCGACGTAACAAAGCTGACCCGCTGCGAGTTGGCGCTTATATCGAGCCTGTTGACGTGTGCTCGAATGCGGATATTTCACGCCGGTCTTATTGCGTCGTTTTGGCGCTTTAAAATTCATAGGTTGCGGAACCTGCGCAACGCTTGAAAAATTAGCAACGGCCGCGGCCAAAAAACCGCGAAAAGAACTATTGATAAACATTATAAAAAATCCCTTATTTAAACAGCTTTGAAAAAAGCTTTTCTTGATAAACGGTAAAGGCGAAATTCTCAACACGGCGGGCTGTTGCAAGCTCATATTTTTCTGTTTTCGAGGTGTGACCACGAGCAAAAAGCGTTTCGATATCTACTAGCTCGAGCCATTCGCCCTGATGATCTTAGTCATCATCTGAGCGAATGATAGGAACGGCGAAATAATATTCTTTAATCTTTGTTTTAAAAACCGCTTGAACGACACAAATTTGATTTGTTTCGCGATTAACCACGTTACGGCCAATGTTTATTTTTTCTTCTGACATTTTCTATCCTCTTTCTTTTTAATAATCATTCACATTTCATATAAATATAATCGGCCAGCATTTCTTGATAATGCTTCAACGAAACTTGCAACGAGCTAACGTCACCGGTTGCCATGTTTATGCGCTCTTTAAGTAAAAAGTTCCGGTGTTTACAATGGGCTATTTTTTCAAGCCTGTACTCGTTGTCACGTTTCATTTTTCTCGGTTATCCCAAGCTGGTTTGAAAGCTCCCCCATCAAAGCCTCATCAAGCTCTTTCCCCGACCCGATAGCCGGCCCAGCCTCCGATAAAGCTTTGCTTAACCCCTGCGGATTTTCGCCCAAAATGTTGTTTTTGATATGCCCGCGAACTGATTTCAGTTTAGCAAGGTTTGTTTCAAGCTCGATGATTGCATCATCAATGCCTTTTAAATAAATTGTACTAGCATCGAATGCACGGTTAAGCTTTTCGCTTTTAATGGGCTCATTTGCCATAATAAAAAATCCTAATTCTATTAATAATAAAGATTACGTAACACGTCTATTGGGCGTCTACAAGATTTATTTTTGCCTATGCCGTTTTAATTTACGCCCCGACAAATGGAACTTATGGCAAAACGGGCATTTGTAAACATCGACAAATTGCGGGTTGTTTTTCCGCTTTCTTAAACGACGCTGCACCGCAATGGCCTTATGCTGCTTTTCATAGGATAGCTTGCCGGTGCATTCTGGTTTGATGCCGCCCATTAATTTTGCGTCCTTCCACTGCTCCCCAAATCATCGGACTTTACTAATTTAGCCTGTCCGTTTTTAACGTCCTGCTCAACCATCAAATAATAGCTAACGACCATCTGCATTAATTCATGAATTGACATTTTGCTACCATGAGCAAAAGAGGCTAAACACATGCAGCACAACGTCATAGCTCCCGACGCTGGATCGCTTTTATCTTTGGTTAAGGCAATGACCATATCAAGCACCTTGCCCATTTCATCCGACGTTACGACGTTTTCGTTTTCGTCTTTCATTTTGAGTTATTCCCTTTTTGTTGCTGGATTAATGGCCAACAGATTTTAAAAGAAAGTCACAAGATCTTGTGAGTAATTCGAGTTGCGCAATGGCTTCATCTCGCTCACGTCTTACTTTGATCAAACTTGCTTCCAAATTGTTGATTGTTTGCGCTTGAACCTTTGAGCCATCTTCTCGGCTAATCGGCTTAATCATGCATCTATCAAGCTGCAATTGAAGATACTTAAGCTTTTTTTTCAGCTCTATATTTTCGGCTTTATGCGTCCTCATATTAAATCCTCTTTTTGTCTCCAAATTAACACACATTTTTCGATAGTATGTTTGTCCTCACCCGCATATTCGGGATCGTAGGCCAAAATATCCGCAGCCAATTCTCCTGATGTCCAATCATCAATATCATGACCATTTTCACGGGCGTTTTGCATAGACTGAACAATGCCCTCGTAAATATCAGGCGGATTTTTTTAAATCATCTTCATCAATAAAAATTGGTCGCACCTTCATAATATCCGTCTCCAAACTTTTTCGCCGTTTTTATATCCGACCATCTGGGGTAAATAGCGAAAATCGGATAAAATATGCATCCCGAGCATTGTTCGACCATCAGGAACGCCCAAAATAACGTTATAATCTGAAAACCATGCCGGTTTTTGAACCTCACCCCAGCCCGCCGGCAACTCGTCGAATGCAATTGCAGCGCAACGCTTGCCGTCCCTTGACGCAACTGGAAACTTGCCGCCGTGATTTTCGCTGAATTTATGCCATTCGGGATGATCGCTCATTTCAAAACCTCAAAACAATAAACCTCAGAGAATTTGCTTTCGCATTTGGCGCGCGCATCGTTATCGATTACCAGCGTTAACCAAACGGCCGACGCAACAACGATCAAAGCAAGTAAATAAATACGATTAATCATATCGGAATAACCTTTGATTTGATTGCGGATACATGAGCGTCGAGTTTTTCGGCTCCAAATACGCTTTCTACCCATAAGAGATGGTCTAGGGCTGCGATATTCCAGATTTCTGCACTATCAGGCCATCCGAGCAATAAAGCCATTCTGCGACGATCTGAGGCGGTTTTATCCTGATTTTGCAATCCAAGGCTTACGAGATCCGCAAGGGCCGTTGTAAATGACTTGCCACTGAATGCCGCGTGCTCGTTAATTTCGCGCATTTGGGCGGCTGTGAAATATGCCGGCGTCTTGATTTTACCGTTGCCGCAATCATACCCTCGGACAAAGCGATATTTTACATCGTCGTTGCTGGGCTTAAATTGTTGGTTTGACATAAAACATAATCCTCTTGAATTTAAATAAATTTGGCAGTTTTTCGCCGTACCAAGGGCGGTTTTAAAGATTTCTACTTTCCTTTTGATTTATTTCGGCACTTCCCCGAACAACGGTTCAAACTCGATCATAAACCGGCTGGGATGTTTCCATTGATAGCAAATCGTGCTCCCAGCAACCGCCCCTTTGCCTGAGTTTAAGCTCTATCGCCTAAAATTGTATTATGTCACTCGCCTCATACTCAGCATTAACGTTTTCTTTCGTTGGGTCGCACTCGTCACAAAACGGGCTTCCCACTTCCTGAACTTGATGGTTACACAAAGTGCAATTTTCACGACAATCAAAGTCATCATCTAGCTCACTGTAATTAAGCGTTTTATTGTTATGCTGCCCTACTGTTTTTACCATTTACCCAATTCCTTTCTTGATTTACGGCTGGGAACTCCGACGGGTAGCCCCCAGCCCTGCAAAACACCAACTCTTGACGGTTCTTTGTGTTTCGGTAAATCCTTTATAGACGTCTATGAAGGCAAGGTCAATAGACATCTATCATTTTTTATTAATCATCCGTTTTTGTTACGATTGCCGTATTTGCGAGCTTGCTTGAAACGTCCGAAACCTCACGAACTTTAATTCCAGCCGGTTTTTTCTTTTCCGGCTTCCATGTTTCAGATTTTTTAATACCTGACATGTCGCGCTTCAAAAGCCTATTAACGAACTCTTTGCGCTCTTTCTTATCTTTTTCTGATAATTGAAGCGGCGCAATATCAATCGCATTTCCATAATTATGCCGGCTTGCTTTTTCGTGCTTGCCATCCAAAACGTTTTCAGCATCTTTAATGACTAACATCTCGCCTTTTACCAGCTGTAAAATATTCCCCTGAATGGGCTTACGGCTGCAATTCGGTCCAGCAAGGTATTTTTTACAAGCCTTGTCGATTGCCCATTGAGGATAACCCGAAAGTATATCAATCCAATCTTGCGCAATTGCCGCTGTGATATGCGCGTCTGATTGCATCGTGAAATAATGGCTTAACAAAACCAGCACACGCCCCGAGATCCATTCACCGCTCGCCGGCTGCGTCATGTAATCAATATTTTGTTGGATCCGGTCGCGATCTGATTTCGTTATTTCGTTGTCCCGCGTCCGCAAATCCGTCAGCCATGCTTTGAATAGGGCTGCGTCTGATATTGTTGCTTCCGGCTGTGGTTCCGATGCGCTCGGCTGCTCGAATAATCCAATTTCTCCACGTTGCATCCCAATCTCGTTTAATTGCGTTTGCTCCACTAGCTCCGAGCCAGTAGTTTTTAAACTTTTCGGCTTCTGTTCGAATTTGTCCATCATTCAATCCCTTTTCTCTGGAATACTGTATAAGCTCTTTTGAGAGGTTCCAATCCTCTGAAATTCTAGCACCCTTTTTCGACTTTGGTTTTTTCGGGGAAATCTGTTTTGCAGATTGACCGTCCAATAAAGACGAAGTCTTTTCGGGTTCGGGTTCGGGTTCGGGTTCGGGTTCGGGGTTTCGATAGCCTATCGATAGCCTATCAATCTCATCGATCAAAAGCACATTGTTTTCGCTATACTTGCAGCGCTCTATGTCTTTGAGAACATTAAGTTTTTCAAGGCAATCTGGCAGGGATAAAGCAAGCTTAATCGCCCCTTGCGCATGTTTTGGGTTAGTAAAAGGGTCAAATTTTAGGAATTGTATCAACCTAACTAGGTTTTCTACCCTATCGAAAGCGCATAAATACCCTTTGCATAGGCTATCCATAGCCTTTAAATATCGCTTCACGTCCCAATTTAGATCCGCCGTTGCGTACCCATCTTTTAGAATAAAACAGCCGACCGAATTAACATGCGGGCAAGTATGAAGATACAAATATAACAATTTTGCATCATCTGAAACTTTGCTAAATTTTTGGCTATTCCAGATCGATGTTGAAACTTTTCCATAATCACGCATAATAAAAAACCCCGCTTTTTCGACCATAAAATAACATTGCTTTAATCATCTGATTTTACGCTCTCGGGTTCCCAGCCGGCGCGAATAGCTTTCAAATGACTGCCAACTGTCAAGCGGCTTAAACCAAGAATTTTCGCGCATTCTTTTTGATTTGAAAATGGATTTTTCTGGAAAAAATGCCAAACACGAGCGCGGTTAATATCGCCGTGTTTTTTCATAAACTCGCCTTTTCTGCTCATAAAACTTTATCCTTTGCATTTTGTTTATTTATACAAAACATAAAGCGTTAAGGGATGCAAGAAAAAAATAAAAGACATAAAAAAACCCTGCCAGCGGGGACGCGTGTTGGCAGGGTTTAGCTCTAACAGAATTGGGTTTCTTTTTAGAGGGACAAGGGTTTTATATCTTGCCGCCTCTAATTTTGCAAGAGAATTAACCGTTATCCATAGTTTCCCGTTCGCGGTCGTAACCCTCATTCCACCAACGAGCCTCGTTTGATGCTTTTTTCCAAGGGTTTTTGTCTTTCGGCTTTTCAATTGCCGCCGCATTCGCCCCAGCTTGTCGCACTTTCTCGATTTGAGCTAGCGCCGCATCATACCCAGCCCGCCATAAGTTGAATGGACCTGTGCCGCCGTCAAATGGGTTTTCATCTGGGCCGGCGTCATCGATAGCCGCTTGCGAACCCATGTCGTAAATTTCACGATCACCATCGGACAAATCAGTTTTATCGATTTTATCATCGGCCGCCGGCTGGGTTGCTTCCATTTCTTCTTTTGCTGCTTCCGTTGTTTCGGCTGCAAAATCTGAGATGCTTTGATCATCATCGATAATCTCGCCGGTTGCTTGATTGTGCGCCGGTTCATCATCAGGCTCTTTGCTAGCATTTTCAGTGCTTACCTGTGCATTTTCGGCCGCTTCGTCATCAGCTATAATAAATTGATATTTGCCTTTTTTATCAGCAGTCTCAATCAATCCGGCTTTATCAAGTATGTCGATATAATCTACTGCTTTATTATAACCAATATCAAAACGGCGTTGAATAAATGACGGGCCAAACGGTTCATTATCCCCCAGCATTTCCATTAAAGTTTCTGCGATGTTCCCGACCGATAACTCTGCGGCTTCTTCTTTTTCAAGCGTCTCGTCTTCATCTGAAAACTCAGGCTCCGTTTTTTGCTCGGGCTCGTCGAACATTTCCGGCTGATCTTTTTCCGGTTCAATATCCGTCGATTGCTCTTTAAATTTATCAGCATCAACAATAATTATTTTTGCGAGCTTGCCGTTGGAATGCTTCATATCAATAAGCATTTTATCGTCAGCTTTGCCCGACGCTGTAATTTTAATTGCTTGCTTGGCAATATCGAAATCAAACTTATCGAGTTGAACGTGCGCCGCGGTTTGGCCGGCCGTTGCAACAACCTCAACAGCTTTCATAATAATATCGCTTGCCCATTCGTAAGTATTATCAATTTCGCGTTGCTGCTCTTTCTCGCTGAGCTGATTATAAGGCTTTAACTCGGTCGCTTTACGGCGCGCATTCAATAGATGATGATGCAAATCGCTAACTAGCGACGTTACATTGAAGCTCACACTTTCGTTAGTTTCCGCGTCAACTGTTTCGAGAATTGTTTTATTTTTGCCCATTTCTGGAATTCCTCTTTTCTTGTTAGAATTATAACATTGTTATTTGTTGCCCATCTTATTCTATGATCGGCTAAATACCTGTCATCTGGCACTTTGTGCATGCGGACAAGCAAATCATGAATTGCCTTTGGTGCATTATCGATATCCATATTTGAGACGTTGCACGGGAAAAGTATTTCCGAACGCCAAATAAAATCGGGACATGCACCCGAAACCCCGAAACCGTCCTGTTGTCTCAACTCATGTTGAGCCAGTGAATACCAATTGCGATACTCCAACGATTTTATAATCGAGTTTCGAACGGGCTTGTTTTGTCGGTTAATACTTGGCGGCAATTCTGACAAAACAAACCGGCGTACCCTGCTCAATTTTTCCTTTCTTTTTTGCGATCATGTTTTTTATTCATTTCGCGAACCGCTTTCACGATTGCAAAATTGCGGCCGCGCTTACGGGGTAGCCCCAGATTTTCCGCGGCGTCTCCAACCTCTGACCATTCCTTATCGGTCAATTTGATTGTATGCCCCTTTTTTTCTTCTGAATTAATAGACATTTTTCACCCTTATTTTTAGTTGACAAGACATCTAATAAACGTCTATAAGACGCTTGTAAACTGAAAATTGTCTAATGAATTGGTAAAATTAGGGGAAAACATGATAAAAGTTCCAGACTGGCAAGAAATAACCAAAATCAATGGCGCTGACCATTATTTTAACTTGCTGCAAAAGACTGATGAATGGCATTCGTTAAGAGCTGGGATTATTACCGGCTCAACAATGAAGCTTATTCTTAGCCCAAAACTCGCCGTTGCAAACAACGAGAAATCGCGCGCTCATTATTTTGAATTGGCGGCTGAAAGATTGTTTTCAGTCCCGACCGATCATTTTCAATCTTACGATATGAGACGCGGCGAAATTGAAGAGGATTTGGCTAAAAATATCTATGAGCGCGAATATGCGCCAATCAAAGATTGCGGCTTTATCATCAAAGATATTGACGGCGTGAAGGTTGGCTTTTCGCCTGATGGTCTTGTCGGCGATGAGGGAATGCTCGAATGCAAATCAAAGCTTTCTAAATTGCAAATCCGCAACATTTATGAGCACATGGTTAATCATGATGAAACGCCAATCCCTAAAGAGGATATGTTGCAAGTTCAGTCCGGTCTATTGGTGAGCGGTCGCAAATGGTGCGATTATTTGAGCTATAGCAACGGCGTAAATCTGGCAATCATTCGCTGTTACAAAATTGAAGAATATCAGGACGCCATTGTTGAGGCTGCAAAAGAAGCTGAGAAAAAAGTTTCTGATATTGTTGAGAAAACAAAAGATCTAATCGACAACCCAAAATCTCGTATTTTTCCTGTCGAATGGATCGATCACCATGAGGATATCATAGCATGATAGATATTTCGCAAACCATTAAACCCAAGTCCGACCAGCTAAACGCCGATGATTTAATCGGCGGTCCGCGCGTTATTCATATTCGCGACGTTAAGGCCGGCGGCTCACCCGAGCAACCTATTTCGATTTATTTCGATGGCGATGATAACAAACCGTATAAGCCGTGCTTATCAATGCGCCGGTTGCTTGTTGCTGCATGGGGCAAAGATGGTCAATCTTACATTGGGCGCCATCTGAATTTATACAACGACCCATCTGTCGCATTTGGCAAGGTTGAAGTTGGCGGCATTCGCATTAGTCATGCGTCACACATTGATAAACCGCTAAACATTGCCCTGACAGTCTCAAAGGCTCGACGCAAACCATATGTTTTGCATCCATTAACAGCCGCCGACATTCCGCAAGAGCAATCAAGCGTCATCGATGAGCAAGACCTCATTGAGAATGCGACGAATGCGGCAACATGCGGGCTTGAGATTTATAAAAACTGGTTTGGCAATCTTAGCAATCAAGAGCGCGCCGTTTTGGTAAATAACGGACATCACGAAAAATGCAAAACCGCGGCGCAAAATGCAGATAATGAAGGGACGCAATAATGCAAACAGATCAATATAAAGGCGTGCCGCGCGCAACGTGGGGCAATGAAATCATGCAAAAGATTTTAAAGCGCCAACATTACCAGCAATCCGTTGCTGAGCAAATCGACGATTACATAACGCGCAATTGCGTTAAAATCGATGGCTCGGCCGTCTCTGAGCTCAAAATCGCCCGAGAGCGGCTAGATGTTATTCACAAGACTAATCAAAGTCTGCGCGTTAAAAATCGCAAGCTTGAAACCGCCAACAAGTCTCTTTTGCACGTTGTTGAGGATCTAAAACGCAAGCTTGCAGAATACGAAAAGTAAACCCAAAAAAAGGAAATGGGACAAAATGACAAACGAAACTCTAATTGAATTATCCGACGCCGAAAAAGCAAATCTTTTTAAAAATGATGAAATGCTGAAATTGGTTTTAAACCGCATCAAAACAAAAGCGGCGGAACATAAACCAGACATTACAACAACAGCCGGCCGCGAAAAAATCCGCTCACTTGCCGCCGGCATTGCTCGCACCAAAACAAAATTAGATGATCTGGGCAAAAAAGAAAAAGAGGCCGCTCAAAAAATCGTCACACAAGTTGATGCGACTAGACGGACAATTAAGGCCGATCTGGATAAGCTCAAAGCAACAACGCGCCAACCGCTAACAGATTATGAAGACGAGCAAGAGCGCTTAGATAATGCTGTTATTGCAGATCTTGACGCATTGGCCGCGATTAAAAACATTCCATTTGGCGCGACAACGGAATTGATTAACGAGCGCATTCAAGAGTTAGCATCGATCTGCCGGCGCAATGATTGGCGCGGGAAAGATGAGCAAGCCGATATCGCAATCGATGCGGCCGAAACTGCCCTCAAAAGCGCGCAAGATCATATCGAGCGTGAACTTGCGGAAAAAGCAAAACGCGAAGAACAAAACCGCCTTGCTGAAATTGAAGCCGACAAGCGCCGGCAACAAGAGGCCGAAATGCGCGCCGAAAATGAACGTTTGCGGGCCGAAGCCGAGAAAGCGAGGCAAGAGGTCGACGAAAAAGCGCTAGAAATCGCCAGAATTGCCGCTGAGCGAGATAAAGCGGTTAGAGCTGAGCAAGAGCTC